AATCTCGTTGCTCTTGAAGCCCGCCAAGGCAAAGTAACTCATGGCCTCGGCAGCTTGCGACGCCGTGTACTGGGTTGTCCGCCCCAGTTCCATGGCCTTCTGTCGCAGCGACTCGAATTCGCTGCCTACCGCTCCGGTGATAGCGCCAACCCGAGCCATGCTCTGCTCGAATCGTGCCGACTGAAACGTCATGATGGCAAACGCGCCACCGCCGATAAACAGAAACCGGCGGAAGATTACCCAGACCTTGGAGACCATCGCGGCAAGGGCGGCAAGACGTGCCTGGAGTGCAACGAGCGTAGCGTGTACCTTGCCCATTGCGGCATGGAACGCTAAGGCATTCGAGCGAATCGCTACGTAGGCTGTTGCAAGATGATACCTGTTGGCTACCATTACCCGCCCATTGCCTCAATCCATGCGTCCTTGTCTTTCCGCCGCCGTGCCTGAAACGTTAGCGCTTCGGATACCGGCACGCCCTTCCGGTTGCCTTCTGACGGGCCGTCTTTCAACGCGGAGAATATCTGGACTACCGTCATTCGTCCCATTTCTTCGTAGGTGTATCCTTTTGCCCGACTCAGTAGTTGAAACCACTCTTCCCAGGGAATCGTCTGGGTCAGGATTTCGGGTCCTGGGTCGGGCTCTCCGGGTTTTTTGCCGGCAATCCGTAGCCCTTGGCAATCAATGATGCCAAGACCGTATTGCCTGCACCGCCTTCGTCACGCATCACAGCCGCCAGGTCCTCTGCGGTCATGTCAGGGAACTGCGGCTGTAACTGCTCAAGAATCGTGTCCAGCGCTTCCTGTCCAAACTGTTCAAGCAAGGCAGTCGCACGTTCAAGCGTGATCTCGGGATGGTGGTGTATCAGCATTCGCCAGAAGCAAAAGCAGATACCTTGGATCGATCCCTTCCATGCCTCTAGCTCTTCGTGCGTTATCTGCTTCGCCCTGACCGAATCTTCATAGGCCCGTTCCAGCAATCGCCGTCTCTCGGGATCGTCAGGCGGCAAACCGCTAACCAGTTTCAATGCCACTTGGGTCGCGTCGGGGCGGTCCTTTTTGATCTCGGCTTGGCACAACGCCCAGTCGTTTGCGCTCATTGGAGTGGTCGTGTACTTCTCGCCACCAATCGTGAGAACGTCACCCAGCCCAACCAGCTCTTCAAGTGAGGCAGCCATTATTCCGTATACGATCCTGTGGTTTTGGCGATTGCGCCATTTGCGGAGAAGGGAATCGTGTATGTGACAATCGTTCCCTCGTTCATGTCACAGCCAACACCCTCTTCGTCGACGATAGCATTGCCCGTGTAGACGATATCGTTGTCGTACAGCACCAGGGCGATTTCGTCTCCGGCGTCAAGATTGGGAATAGTTTTGCAGGTAAAGGAGCCTGTCCAATCCTTGACGCCTCCCTTCCGTTTCTTCCAGCCGCTCGTATCGTTTGCGGCATAGGCATCATTGGCGCTTGTGATACGCAATTCCCAACCTACACACGCCGCAGGCTCGCTCCCATCATGGGTTAGCGTCCCGTCTTTTCCACTCTTAACACTCATGGTTATTGCCTTGTTTTGTCCCGCCCTCTGTTAGCTTGAACTGCCGATGCCGGTCTCTGACACGGTTCCTACAACAGCGATCGAATATGTTACGCCCCCGTTGCGGGCCGTTAACTTGATGTTCTTTTGTGTCGCGTTTACGTCCCATCCGTCTTGTCGATTAGTCTTAACCATCGCGCTGTCAGGTGGCACGTCTTCGGTTACCGAGGTGTCTTCACCGTCGCAATTCCACGGCGCCGCCCATGCGTTCGTTGCGGCGTTACCCACCACCAACTTGCCGATGCCCGTGCTCTCGACAACGATGATCAACGCCTTGATTCGGGTTAGCGTTACGGTCGTTGTATCGCCGAAGATTGTGCGAGTAAGCGCCGTCAAGTCATAGGTCACAGAACCGTCTTCGAGCAGCGTGCCAGAATCGACTACCCATGCCGCCTCAGCTTCGTTGTCGTCGTAGCCATCGGTCCATTTCTTCCAGTAGGACACCTTGCCGTCATCGATAATGGTGCCGTCAGTGATCCACTTCCACCCGATAGATAACTTCGCTTCGCCTTTGAACGTGTCCGCCATCGATCAATATCCGTTCGGCAAATAGACTTGTGCAGTGAACGAAGCGGTAAAGTCCCACGATGCGTCTTCGGGGTCTTGCACTTGGGTAGGCAGTCCGTCCGCTCGCATCATGGTCACCTTGTCGTCACCGTCTAGCGCAAAGTCGACGTTGTTAAACGCCGCATAGACAGCATCCATAATGGCGTGGCAAGTATCGTAGCTAGTATTGTGATGCACCTGGAAGTCGACTGTCGCCGATGCCGTGGCCTCTGTTTCGTTGTTGTACCGCTCCAGGTATTCGCCACCAGGGAAATTCACCATCGCCCACACTACGCCGGGGTCTTCCTCGAAATGTATGCCGGTTACGACCTTCGCCGAATCGAGCAGACCATTGAGCGTTTCGTCCGCTGCCCACCGTGCATGGATTGCCTTGCTTAGGTTCATGCCCGGCCCCCGCCCATTTGCGAGAATCTCCTAAATATCGAACGCATCGCAGTCAGGTTCTTCATAAACGTTGGCACGATCGTCGGTCGACGTTGGAAGCCCACCCGTTTGTACTTGATGCCCAATTCGTGAAACATCATGTAGCGAGCGTTTGCGGTGAACCCGACGCGCCCCTCGATGAATGGAGTGCGTGTCCAGCCGCAGACAATATTCCTTTGACCGTGGCCGGTACGCCGTCTAGGAGGCTCACCTGGCTTGGATGAATCTGGATAGATGGTTCGTTGCGTCTTGTTTCGTTTCCGTTCGCCGGGTGCTGGCGGGCGTGATAGTGTGATCTCTGCACCCGTGTTCGGTACATCCGCTGCTTCTCGGCAGGCGTGATACAACGACACGGTCACGGCCCGAATGCCCTGCAATACAGCGTTCTCTACCTGCCTCTTTACCACCGGCCCATTCCACTTGATTGCTACTACCATGTCTCGGCCTCGATCGTCTGAACCCCAGTGATATCATCCGTGCCGATGTAGCCCAGAATCCGGTAGTAGGTGCCGTCCGGTCCCTTCGCCCGGTTGGTGTGTTTGATGTCCAGGTCTTCCTCAATGAAGATGTCAAACTGCTTCCGCGTCTCGCGCTTGCCCACCTGCGCCTGCGCCCGTGCGTCCACCTCCTGGATACGCGCCCGCACGCCCGTGCGCCAGGTCGCCCAGGTGGCCTCTGTAACGCCACTGGTGGCCTTGGCGTAGGTAGCCCGCTCGATAGTGATCGTGTCATTCAGGCCGTGCACAACCGCCTTATTACGGCAGATACACATCCACCTGGTGGACATCGTTGCCTCGGTCACTTCCAGAACGGTCCACCGTGCACCGCTACCGTCTAGGATCTTGTCTCCTAGCCGGGGAGTTACGGTGCATTCCGATTTGGGCAGGTGCCAACGAACATCGCCGTAGGTGAGTCCGCCACCCGTTCCGCCGTGGGTAAACGCTGCGGTAGCCGACGCAATCTCATAGGTGCGGATCTTGCGCTGTAGGGCGTTCGTAATCTCGGTAGCAGTTGCGCCCTTCCGTTCCAGCGTCACGGCCTCCAGACCGTCGACGATGTCGGTAAAGTCAGTGGTGGGGGCGAAGCTAAGGGCCATCGGTTACCTCGATACGACACCTAAGAATCCGCACCGCACACCGCAACAGGAACACCCCCACACATCGACGCCAACCGAATATTCCCCACAGCCCCTGACAGACAGCCCGCTTGTTGATATCAACCGTGAGTGTCGCGTTTTGCATGGCCTGCCGTCCTATCGAACGGGCTTCCTTGGCTGAGAACCGATAGACGCTGTTGGCCATTACGTGTACCCCTGTGAAATCACCTCGACCGGTGCCTCGTTGGCAAGCTGTTCGTTGCAAAAGACCACCATGTCCTGGAGTTGCTTCAGGTACGATCCCCAACTGATCGATTGTCCGTCGATGTTGTACGATGGCTTGGGGTTTTCGGTCAGGTCGACAATCAGGGCGAGCGTCTGGGTCTTGATCGTCGAGATGCTGGTGGCGTCGCTCATATCACACTCGGCTGAAACCGCACGATAATTACCTGCCCACTATCGGGCGTGAGCTTGAACCGTATTTGGTACTTCCTGCCTGCTACCGTAAACGCCGCGTTGGTGCCGATGTCAACCGTGTACTTGAAGTTGAACCCCGTGCTGTCCTTGGTCCAGATGTCATCCGTTTGCAGCGTGTCGTAGACTACGTCCGACACGATTAGTGATACTTCCTCGTGTTCGTCGACCGCCGTTAAGCTATCCGGGTCCTGGTCATCAAGCAGATAGATTGAATACTCTGCTTCGTCGATATCCGTTTGTGTAATCGCCGACCCGTCTGCCCCGACAACCCGCGCCATGCAGGTCACCGTGCCGTTCTTATGAACGATGCAGTGGGTTTCTGTTGCGTCTGTCGGCACGACTCACCTGATAAAAAATGGCTCCCGGCCGCCGGGGCAGGGGTTAGCGACCGGGAGCACTCCCACAACGATTACTCGCTCGTCTGGTACGCTTTGACGATGTACCGCGGGTTGATCACCGCAGCCGCTCCTCGCTCACTCGCCTTGAACTGGGCGACGATGTCCTGGTTGAACTCCGCCTCACTGTTCTGCGGGGCTTGTGTTACCGTGATCGGCCAGTTCTCCATGTAAGCAAACGCCTTGCGGAAATCGCCCATAAACCACATGTTCTTGGCATTCGCCACCGTGGTCTCGACCGTTGCCAGAATCCGCCGGTAGAGCAGCGAACTCTTGTAGACCGTGTAGTTGGTCGTCAGCGGGTTGTTCGCATAGGTGACCGTAGCGGCCGACGTCGACCCGTGGGTACCATAAGCAATCTGCGTGGCGTTGAAGACACGGTTGGCAGCGTGTACCTTTGCCGGCATCACCACGACTTGAGCGGCGTTGATGATGATCGGTTCGCCGGTGTCCGGGTCCAGCATGGACACGAACAACTGCTCAACGGCATCCACGTCCGTCCAGTCAATCAGCTCGTTGCTGGCGATGGAGTTGGTCAGGTCGGGGATAGCCGTGCCACCTTCCTGCCCGGTTGAGCCGTCGATGCTGTAGGTGTCGTACGTGGTTCCCTTCCACTTGTAGTTGTTGGTGTAGCCGCTCACCAAATCGCAGAGCCGCTTCTCCTTGTTGACGCCCAGCCATTCGCCCACCTTGGAACATCGGCTGAGCACCAGGTTGGTACGATCAAAGAAGATCGCCTCCTTGGTGACCGGCACGATCAGGCCGCGCTTAGTGGTCGAAGGTGTCTCGACGTAATCTTCGCCGAGCCCAACCGCCGGGTAAGGCATTCCCTCGCCGACTACCTCGGCCTCATCGCCGAGCTGTCCGATGCCGGGGATCTTCTCGCCATCAAGCCGAGTGGAAATCGTCGGAATCAGATTCCCGAAAACAAACGCCTCTTGCTGGTAGGCTTGCATGATTGCCGAATAGACGATTTGGCCCGTGATGTTCGCAAACATCGTAGAGTCCACACCGTCGCTGGCTTCCAGTACCATGCCGCCGTCCGCTCGCCGCGGGTCCATCTCGCGCACCCAGTCGCGCCCGCAGATCGTACCGTCACGGGTCGTGACGGTGGCCTCGGCAAGTTCTCGCAGGGAGAAGTCTTGCGGGTCCAGTTGTTTTGCATCCAGCGCTTCTCTGAGGTGCTGACAGGTGGCTCTCGCCCCGTCCAGCTCCGTGCGCCGCTTCAGTTCGCGATAGTTGATCGCTCTAGTCATTCTGTTTTCTCCTTATCAACCGCTCGGGCTACCGCCGGCGATTCCACCGTGCATCACGGTCGATTCGATCTCGACGAAGAGCGTGGTTGTGGCTGACGTGGCCCGGCGGGCGACCTTGGCGATCGCATACGCCGCATCCGCTACGGCTGCAACGGTCTGATCGCATAGGCCGTCGCCATCGGCATTTTCGTCAACGCCGATGTTGTCACCGACCTCATAGGTGGCCGATGCACAGATGAACTCAAACACGCCGGCGGTATCGACACGGATCTCATCCGTGTCGCCGTTCCGGCTTTGCTGTGCGGCCACGCCGATGAAGTTGTCGGCGAAGGTTTCCTGATTGACGGTCTCACCGTCCCCGTCCGCTTGAGACGAGGCCGGACGAACATCGTCTGTGTTCAGATACAGGAGGTCACCAATCTCGATGACAACGGCGCTATCGACCGCTGCCAAGATGGGCTTGGTGTCCCCGTATCGCCATCGCATCTTGTTTGCCATGGTCTACGCTCCTCTATGTTCGGGTAATGGCCTCGGCCAACGTTTTGCCATCCGTTACCGTGGTGGCGTTCTCGTTGCCGGCCGTATGCTGTTCCTTGGACTGCGGACGCTTGACGGGAGCAAGGGTCTTGCGATCCTCGATCAATGCCGTGCGGGCCTCGTCGTCCTTGGCGTCCATGAGCTGTTGCCGGAAGATGTCTGTCACCAGTGCTTCGGGCAGCTTCGCCTCGTCAAGCACCTTGGTAACGGCCGCTTCCTTCTCGGCCTGTTCGGCGGCAAGCGCCTCGGCAGCCTTGTACCGGTCCACCTCTTCGCCCAGCGTCTTGGTCTTGTCGCCCAGTGTTTTCACCTGTGCAGCCTGTTCGGCAACCTGTGCCGTCAGCTTCTGCACTTCCGATGCGTCCTCAGAGGACGCTACCGCAGCCTTCTCGATGGCCTCGTACAAATCGGGCCGATCGGTCTTGAGCTGTTCCAGGGTGAGTTCTTTCATGTCGAAAGACTCCTCTTCTTGTTCCGTTGTTTCAGCCTCGAACAGCCCACGGGTCGTTGCCGGATCGGTAACGAGGTCCACAGACTGAACACGTACAATTTCCTCGACGATCACCCGGCCGCCTTTGGCCCGGCTCGTCCTGGCTTGGACGTTGTGGGATAGCCCGACACTTTCGGGCGAATGTTCGGCATCCCAAGCAAGCTGCTCTGCCAGCGGGTGCTTGGGGTTGTAGCGGAGGTCTCCGAACAGGCCGGCGTCTGCCTCGCCTAGTCGGATGTTCTGGAGTACGCCAATCCGGTCTTGGTAAGAGCGGGGCTCCAGTTCCTTGCCCCGAGCCGGATGATTGACGTTGACCTTCGCCCCCTCATAGAGTGCAGTAGCACGGGCCACGGCTTCCTTGAGGTAGCTCCTGCCATTGGCCGATTCGAGGCCGAGGATCTTGACGCCCTTGACCAGGCCGGGCTCTGCTGTCAGGCGAATGCCACGACTTGAGGCGTATTCGGTAAGCGTTTCAGTTGTTTCCATGTCTCTATTCCGCGCACGAAAAAAGCCCGTATTCCCCCACATCGTTGTGGGAAAACACGGGCTCGTTGGTGTACCTCTGCCCGAGGATATCAGGTTGTCAGGTTCGCTGGATTACCTCCAGGGTTGCATCAGTAACCGCAAATCATCTTCTACCGTCAGCTTGAAAGCGACCCAAAACCGTACCCAAGTCCCCTTGGTTGTCTCCAAAATTTGCTCGTTGCTCTGGTGCCAAGCATTCAAACAACGCCTCAGCGCAAACGCCAATCGCTCTCGCTTCACTTCCTCCCAGGTCATCTCGCTAAGTAGCTTGCTCATGGTGGTGGAGGGTAGTTTGCCTCTTGCTGTGCCTTGGTTCCGATGTGCTTGCCGGCCTTGTACCGTACCCGGATTACAACCTCTCCGCTCAACAGTTCCGCCTCCGCCTTCCGCTGTTCCCGGTTTAGGAGGTCAGCGGGGCTCGGTGGAGTCAGCGGCATTATACCAGGATCGGTGTTCATTTGTCAAGAGGAGTTTTGTTCAGGGGGGTGAAGCGGATGCCGTTGTCGTTGGGGTAGGGGCGGCGGTGGTCGTTGCCGTATCTGAAAATGTCGTCTGGAATGCGTTCGGGAAACGCCTCGCAGGTCTGCTCTCCCACGTCCCAGTGTTCGCACACGGCACACGCCGGAAGCGCGGTTGCCCTTACGAGGTCCCTTTCCTCTTGCCCATCGAGTGTCGCTCTACTTGGCATGGCGCAGTATCCTCGTATAATCCAAGCCCGATTTGTCCGCGATATCCAACCACGCCTTGTGTTGGCTCTGCTCCGTATAAAGGAAGCTCAATCGCCTCGCTTCCACTGGGGTCATCTGCCCCTCGTTAACTAGCTTCCCTAAGCGGGCCGCCTCCTTGCGGTAATGCAGACTCTCGCGGCGTCGCCAGTTGGACATGATCTTCTTGCCGTCGGCCAGCGTCGCCCCCGGCTTTGGCTTCAGCGAATACACATAATCCCTGGTGACGGCCCGAATATCCGCCAACCCATGATCTGCTAGCATTGAACCATCCGCCCCGGATAGTGGCAGGTTGTGAATGGTCGCCTTGCCCACGTCCCCATGTACTGCCGGATGGTTGTGGGTCAGCGTCGCCCCACGAAGCCGTTCGGTTTCCTTGGCCGAAAACTCTACCGCATTGCTTGAACCGGTCCTGCGGAATAGCTCCTTACCCTGATTGTCAAACACCACCGCCGTTTCGTTCGTGCCTCCAGCAATCTCCGCTTCTGCTTTGACTGCGGCTTGCTGTGGGCCCAAGGGTTTGGGCTCAGGCGTCGGCTTAGGCTTAGGCTTGGGGCTGGGTTTGGGCTTCGGTGCTGGCTTCGGTGCTGGCTGTTTCGGAACAGTCGGTCGTGGCTTGGGAGCCGTAGGTTTAGGGACTGTCGGTCTTGGCTGTTCAACGGCCGGTGGCTTGGGGCGCGGCTGCGGTGCAGTTGGCTTTGGTTGCCGAATAGCCGGCGCTTGCGGCTTTGGTGGCCTAGGCTTCGGCGCCGGAGGCTCGTACTTCGGTATTGCGGTCTGCGGTGGCACCGGTTGCTTCGGGGGTAGTTGCGGCGGTGCTGTTGGTTTGGGTCGGGGAATAGTTGGCTTGGGAGTGGGTACCTTTGCCTTTCCCGGCTGAAACCTCGCCCCGCCCCTAAACGCCCGCTCCGGTTTCGGCAACGGCGCCGACCGCCTTGCAATCTTCTCCGCCGGCATGTTCAGCACGTAGTTCGGCGACCGCTCGAATCGCTCTCTGCCCGCAACTGCACCAGCCGGTAGCTCGTATTCCAGGCCGGGAGCTAGGTGGGGCATTGAAAAGCACCGGCAATTTGGATCGGCGGGGAAGGCCGGCAACGGCTCGCCCTTCATCTCGCCGGTCTTGGCAATGTACATCCCCGTCTCAGGCTGTTTGTAGAAGATCGTCGGGGGTGCTCCCGGCCTCTGCCATCGCCAGTGCTTCAGCCTCACCTTGCCGTCCTGGCTGTTGTGAGCAGCGATCCCTTGCACCAGGTCCCCAGCGTCCTCATAGATGTCCCGCTGTGCCTCCTCTGCAATCCGGCTCCCTTCAGTACGGGCCAGCCGTCGGCATTTGTAGTTGATGCCCGAATCTTCCGCACAGTAAGGCCGCAGTCGCTTGCCGAGCTGTTCAAGGTTCTCGCCCGCCGCATAGCCTTGGGATAGCTCTGAGGACATCCGCTCCATGTCCACTGCCCAGCGTGTCTTGATCCGGTTCGGCCATTCCAGGCCGTCGGGCCATGGTGCGTGACGGATCAGCATGTTCACCCGCAACTGAGAGGGTGGGGGGAATTCGATCTTCCGCACGATCTCCCGGGCCTCGGTATCGGTAACGTCGCCATCCAAGATCCGCTGTACCTCGACCTCGCCCTGGATATCCTCGACCACACCCACGGCACCACCGCGGCTTTCCACTCCCAGTATCGGCACGGCCGGCAAGATCCGCTTGACCCACTCGGCGAGTGGTACGGCTCTGACCATGTTCTCGGCTGCCGAGCGGTAGGACCAGTCTGCAAGTCCCTGGAACTCTACCCAGAAAAACCGTACTAGATCGTCTAGGGCTTCCCCTAGCACGTACCGCAACTCCCCGTGTACACCCTCGGGCCCACCCCGCCCACGTCTGAGGACGTTGAACACCCTGTCCTCCAGGGTGCCGGTCCATCGGTTGATGGCCGTGCCCATTCGACGGATTCGGATATCTCGCTGTACGAGCCGTCGACGTGTCAGGCGCTGGAGGGTTTGGGTTGGGGTCATTTAGACATACCTGCACCAGTATGTACCAGGGGTCTTCGCTAGCGCCATCACCTCCCATCGTCCCGTGAGTGGATTCCGTTCTGACAACGTCGCGGGAAATGCTTGGTCAAGTGCATCGGCCATCGGCTGTAGCTCTTCGACCGTGTACGTCCGAATCCTGGGCAGCGTGGCCTTCCCTGTTTTCACCCCGAACGGTGCTACGATCAGGGCAACACAAGCAGCGATAAACGATCGACGTTTCATGCTGGCATTCCTTCCTGCAAGCTGGCCAATAGCGCTAGAAGTTCTTCGGTCGATACCCCAGCCTGCCTGGCGGCTTGCCCCATTATCGTCACAGCTTCACGCAATTCTGCTGCCCTTGTTTCCAGTTCTAACCTGGCCTGTTGACGTAACGGGTCCGCTTCGGTTTGTTCGCTCATGCTGGCATTCCTTTGTCACGGGCCCAACTGCCGATAGTCTTGATAACCGTGCCGTCTTCAGTTGTCTTCTCGCACAACACCTTGGCCCACCACTCCCCGGCCCTGTTAGGCTGCACGCCCCACCCACGCAGTACCCGACAAAACCCTTCTCTGGACAACGACATATTGAAAGTGTCTAGCGGGTTTTCCAGTCTGGTACGTGGCCCGGTCACCGTCTCTTGAGACACTCGCAAGAAGTAGCCCGGTGCGTCACCCGGCGATACCTCCGACTCTTTTCTAATACGGACCTCTGCGTACTCAAGCCGAAGCTTCCTCCGTCGCAACAGTTCTTTCGCTGCGGCGGATGGATCGGCTTTAGTCACGCCCGCCCACGCCCCCGCTACCACGCCCATGCATGCCCCTACAAACGTACCTACGAACGATCTGCGGTTCATAACTCACCTTCTTTCTCAAGAGCCACGGCTAACGTCAAGATATGCCCCGAT